TCAGTTGTCGGCATAGGGCGTGAAGCGGTCCTTCGGGGTCTCCTTGAGGCCCACTCCCTGGAATCCCCGCAGCCCCATGCCGTTGCGCCACTTCTCCAGGCCTCGGGTGAGCAGCAGATCAGCGAAGCGCTTTTGCGAGCCCACGAACTCCCCGGCCGCCTCCGCCCACTGCTTCCAGTCGGTGAAAAGTTCGGCCGTCAGCGCCTTGGCATTGGGGTGGCGCACGCAGCGCTCCTCGAGCCAGCGGCCCAGCGCGTCTTCCGCCTCGAAGTACTCGTCCGTCGCGTCCAGCACCGATTGCGGCTGGCGCAGCCCTTCGCGCTGCCAGGCAAGGCACCCTTCGACGCCCCAGCTGAAGATCCCATTGGCCTCGGCCAGCAACTTGGTCTGCAACTGCTTGTCACGCTTTTCCGGGGGCACGGTGATCGTGAAGGGGATCAGGTGCAGACGCCGGCGCATCGCCTCATCGATGTTGCGGATGGCCGGCTTGTGGTTGCCCGCGATCACCAACTTGAACTGCGGCACATAGGTGAAGAAGTCCTGGCGCATGAAGCGGGCGGACACCCGGTCGCCGCCGGTGATCTCCTTGATCTTCGACTCGTTCCAGCGCCGCCCCTGCTCGGTTTCGGTCGCACCCACGAAGCGCGAACCCCGCAGCCCCGCCAGATCGGTCGGATGCCGATCCCCGCGCGTTTCCATGAAGGTGTCCATGGGCGCGTTGGCGGCGTAGTCCCCGAGCAGGGTGAAGAGCGTGTTCACGAACACCGACTTGCCGTTGGCGCCGGTGCCGTAGAGAAAGAACAAGGCGTGCTCACTGGTCGCTCCGGTCAAGCAGTAGCCGAACATTCGCTGCAGGTAGGCCTGCAGTTCGGCATCGCCACCGGTGACCTGCTCCAGAAACCGCATCCAGGTCGGGCAGGTGCTCCCCGGCACCTGGGTGGCCGAGGCGATCTTGGTCATCCGGTCGGCACGGTCGTGCGGGCGCATCCGGCCGGTGCGCAGATCCACCACACCCCCTGGCGTGTTGATCAGCCAGATATCCGCATCCCACTCATCGGTGGTCGCCGCGTGACGGCGGTCGGTGCGGGCCAGACGTTCCACCCCGCCCACGGTGCTGCTGGCAGCGAGCTTGGCCGCGACCTTGCTGCTGTCTGCACGCACGGCGGCGTGGCGACAGACGTGACGGATCAGATCGGTGGCGGCGAGCGTCTCCTCGGCACGCCAGCGCTGCCCATCCCACATCAGCCATTTGCCCCAGGCCGCGATGTAGCGCCAGTCGCGCTGGTAGCGCCGGGTGAAACTCACCGCCAGGGCATCCTCTGTGCCCCAGACCGTGGCATCGCTGTCGTGGGCGTCGTCATGGTCGGCAGCATCGAAGTGAGTCGATGGCGCTTGGTCATCGTCGAAGGGCTGCACCGTGATGCGCGGCCCGGTGGCGATGAAACCCGCGACATCGAAGTCCTCGGCCAAGGCGTCCGCTGCATCCCAGCCTTCCGGCTTGGCATCGGGCGGCAATAGGATGGCGCAGGAAGTGGCCCCAGCCATGAGCACCGCTTGCGAGGCGGCCTCGGCGTAGCCGAATCCCGGTTTGTCCCGATCCGGCCAGATGAGCACGGCTTTGCCAGAGAGCGGTGACCAGTCGGTCTTGTCGACCGGCGCGTTGGCACCGTGCATGGCCGTGGTCGCCACGATGCCGGCCTCGATCAAGGCCTGCGCGCACTTCTCGCCTTCAACCAGGATGACCTGCTCGGCAGCAACGATGCCCGGTTGGTTGTAGAGCGGACGCGGCTCGGGTGGGGCCATCTTGCGGCGCTTGGCATCCCAGGGGCGGAACTCCTTCCTGCCCGGTGCCGGGTCGTAGCGATAGACGCAGGCGATCAGATTGCCGGCGGCATCCAGGTAGTCCCACTTGGCGGTGGCCGGCCCCAGCTCGTCGACCGGAGCTTCCGGCTTTTTGCGCTTGGGCGGGTGGCTGGAGGCCCGACCGACCAGTTGCCCAGCGATCTCGAGCACCCGGGCGAAATCCGCCTGGGTGTCGAGCCCATGGTGAGCGGCGATGAGATCGAAGATGTCACCGCCTTCGCCAGTGGCGTGGTCGTGCCACAGGCCAGCCGTTTCGCCCTTGAGCGAGACCTCGAGGCTGTCGCCAGGGCTGCCGAGCACATCGCCGACGAGGTACTTCTGGCCACGCTTCTTGCCGGCTGGCAGCAGCGTCATCAGCACCGATTCCAGCCGCGCCAGCAGATCAGCACGGATGGCATCGCGTTGTTGGTTGAGATCACCACCAGCAGCATTGGCCACCGGCGGCACCGAATTGAAATCAAGCATGGATCAGTCCTCCCTGTGGCGGATGGTTGTGGGCTTGGCAGGTGATGGAATGCACGGGCGCGCTGCTGGCGCTGACTACCGGCTCATTCGGTACCGGCAGGACCGGCACCTTGATCGGCACCTTCTGCCAGTGCGCTTTTTCATCGGCGAGATAGCCGGCCTTGCGTGCCACGAAGCGCACAAAGTCCGGATGCAAGCCGACCAGGTCGCACCACAAGCCAAGGTCATCCCCGAGCAGAAAGCGCCGGGCCTCGCGCCGCATCCGGCGGTTGGAAAGACTGAGGCTGTCGTGGATGGCGCGGGCGAGCACCGCCACCACCAGCCGGGACTCTGGGCAGACGAGGAAGGTGTGACGGTTGAGCACCTTCTCGATGGCCTGCAGGCCGACCAAGGGTTTGGGCGGCGACCAGCGCTCCACCCACTCAGTGCGGTAGGTCTTGCGGGCGCTGGCGCGCTTGGAAGCTGTGCTCATCACATACCTCCCCAGCAGCGCTGCGCGTAACTGCAGAACTTGCATTCAAAGTGGCTGGCCTCGGCGAAGGCGCGCGGCAAGAGCTCCCCGGCCTCGGTCGCCTGGATCACCCGCACCGCGCGGTCGGACATCTTCTGCGCCAGCGCCGCATCAAACGGCACCAGCTCGAACCACAGCTCCTGCGTGTCCTTGTTGATGGCGGTGAAGAGCGCCGGGTTGCGGCTGATGCCTTCGACCGTGCCTTCCATGTAGGCCTGGTAAGTGGCCATCTGCGCGGCATAGACCGGCTTGGTGAGCGCCACGCCAGACCTGGCGCAGGCCTTCCAGTGCTTGTCGGCCATGGTCTTGCACTCGAAGAGCATCGGGAACGACAGGCCCAGCTCTGGCGGTGCCGCCGTGATGATTCCGTCGACGTGGCCCTTGATCCGGCCACCCGCCACCGAGAACCCGAACTGGCCGCCGTTGGCCTTCTGGTTGTGCAACTCAAACCCCGCCATGCGCAACCAGCGCACGGCCAGGTCTTCCAGCGCATGGCCGACCTCGAACACCCGCAGGATGCGACCCGAGAAACCTCGGCCGGGATCGACCGGCGCACCGGCGTACTCATACTGCAGCGCCCGTTCGCAAGCCACACCCAGGCGAGAAGCGCCGAGGTAGTCACGTGGGGTCTGCCCGGCACGTTCAACATCCAGCGCCGCATCGATGAAGCCCGTTACCCGCTCATGGAAGGCGGGGCGATGATTGAAGTCCAACATCACTTGGCCCTCCCACGCTTGCCCGACTTGGCCGCCACCGGCTCCCCGGTCTCCCACGGCAGGTCGTCCTCCAGATCAGCGAAGGGGTTGGCCGGATCGAAGGCTGCTGCCGGAGAAGGCGCGGCTGCAGTAGCCGGCTCCAAACTGGCCACCGGCTGCGGCGCCTGTGTCTCATACGGCTCGACACCCCGCACCGGCGGATATTTCGCCTGTTGGTGGTGAGCCGCCATGGCTTCCGTCCAGCCAGTGACGATGGCCTCGATCACCTGCAAGGCCTCGGCCTCGCTGTAGTGACCCAGAGGCTTGTCAAAGCCGATCTCGCCGGCGGCCTCGCCGAAGCACTTCAGGCAGGCGCGCATCGCCGCGCGCTCGAATTCAGTCGGGTCAACCATGAGCATGTCCTCCTGCCTGGGGTCGGTTCGCAGCCACTGGCTGTAGAGCGCGTGAAACGCGTCCTGGCATTGGCGGCTGCAGAAGACCCAGTCCATCGGGTAGCGGCGCGATTCGCTCACCCGAAAGCGGTTGTCGCTGTGGCCGAGGCCACGGGCCTGTCGCTTGCAAGCCCAACATTGGCCGGCCATTCATTGCCCTCCCTCCAGCGCACCGATGAAGAGGGTCATTTGCAGCGGCTGGCTGCCAAACGCCGTGGCGCAGCGGGTGTCGAAGTCCCGGTAGGTCATCGACGAGCGCGCGATCATGGTCACCGCGTGGATCTGCTTTTCCAGCAAAGCAAGACCGCCTTCGGAGAGCCACTGGTGGGCCTTGTCGGAAAGCCGCTTGCGGTTGCGGATTTCCTCGATGATTTCGCGGGGCATGATCACGTCGTAGACCCAGCGCAATGTGATCTGGCCGATCACCGCTGGCGGGTTTTGCTGATGGCCCAGGTAGTGCCAGCCGAACAGGCGAAACAGCGCTCGGTAGTAGTCCGGGCTGAAGCGCCGCTCCCAGCTGGCCACCCGCTGGCGCAGCAATCGCGAGATCAAGGCCTGCAGTGCATCGGGGGCACGGTGGTACTGGTAGCCGGTGGCCTCATCGATCAAGGCGACCTCACCGGTCTTGGCCAGGGCTTTCAGGATGCGCTGGCAGTTGGGCACTAGGTGCTGGCGCTTGCGGTGCAGCCGACCTTCGAGGGCCGCGTCGATTACGCCCGAGGCGACCTCGCTGATCACCCCGGCCGGAAAGAAGGCCGTGGTCTGGCCCGAAGGCAGACGGATGCTGCAGGCGTTCTCCTGCAAGACATCCGCTGCACCGGGGGCGACATCGGACAGCAAGGTTTTGAGTTGGCTACCCCGGCGGGATTCGTGCAGACCGATGGCGGTGGCCAGCTGGCGCTGCACATAGCCCCGGGTGCCGTCTTCCAGCACCACGGCTTCAACAGCCAGGTCACCGAAGCGCACCACGCCGTAGTGGCTAGTCGTGAGAATAGGTGTGCTCATCATCGTCACGCCCCCCCTTACTGCGCCCAGGCAGGCTTGCCGCTGGGGACGGTGGATGGGTCAGGACGCGATGAAGGGGTGTGGGCAGCCGGAGGTGTGTAGGTCGGTGCCGCGACTGCTGCCGGCGCACCCGACTGACCACCGTCGGAAGAGCCCCTGGGCATCACCCCCATGACCAGGGCGTAGTCCTTGTGATCCGGCTCGATGGCGGCCTTGATGGTGTTGCGGTCCTCGCCCCGGCCATCCTTCTCGATGTCGATGCGCGCGGCGAACTCCAGCCCATCCAGGTCGGCAAAGCCGCTGATGCGACGGGCCGCCTGCGCCTGCGGGCTGTTGTCGGCCGGATGCACGTTGCGTGCGGAATTGAGCGCCGCCCGGATGAAGGTCCGGCCCATGTTCCCCCAGGTCGGGCCCTTGGCGGAGTACAGGCCAATGTTCCACCACACCTTGCGGCGGGCGAACGGGCCTTCCATCACCACCCCCTCGCAGGCGAGATAGACGGCCCCGGTGTCATGGGACTGGGTAGCCCAGCCGCCGGTCCAGCCTTGGCTCGGGTCGTCAAAGCCTCCCGGCTTGATGCTCAGGCGCAGCTTGGCCGCCGTGTTGCGCGGGATGAGGTCGAAAGACTGCTGCTGTTCAGCGTCGTTGAAATCGTTCCAGTTGGACATGGCGGGTTACTCCTGGGATGTGTGTGCGGTCGGAAAAGCGGTGGCGTGCGCAGCGAGGGCGTCGCGACCGAGGCACTTGGCGATGAGCTTTCCGAGGTGGGGTTCTTCGAGGGGGGCGAGCCGACCGCTGCGGTCCTTGCTCGGGAAGCCCCAGGTGTTGTCTGCACCGGTGACGAAAGCGCGGTAGGGCGTGCCGTCGTCGGCCTTCAAGATAGCCAGCGTGATGACTTCATCGAGCACGCCCGGCAGCTCGGCCGAGGTCTTGGCGCCTTCGAGTTGCAGCTGGTAGATGCGCCGGTTGAAGTCGTCCAGCTTCTCTTCGAGGATGCAGACGTAGATGACGTGCTTGTCCCGCACGTGCTGCAGGTGCGTGAGCGCGCCGATCATCTCCGTGCCCAAGAGGCCATAGGCACCCCGGGTGTCAGGCTTGCCGGTTTTTTCGGAGAAGGCCGCTGGCTGGGTCTTGCACCAGGCCAGACACATCCGCGACAGCACAGTTAAGGAATCGACGAAGTAGGTGTCGTACTTGGCCAGCTGCGCCGGATCGCCGTACTTCTGGCAAACGTGTTCGAAGTGCGCCTGCGAGAAGGCCTGCTCAGGTGAGGCGCTCGGGCTCGGCCCGGCGAGGAACACCACCAGGTCCTTGAACTCCGGCCAGGTGCGCGGGCGCAGGGTGTCGCCGGCCCAGTCGAGGATCGACAGATCGCCGGCCTCGGTGTCCACCAGCAAGGTGCGCTCGGCATCGAGTGTGCGGATCTGGGAGGTCTTGCCAGCACCTGGTACACCCACGAGAGCGACCTTGGCACAGCGTTTTTCTGACAAGCGCTGGTCAGCGCTGATGATTGGGAGTGCCATCACTTGCCCTCCCCAACGATTGCCAGGCGGAAGGCCGGCTTGGCGGGTTTGAGGGTGCGGGCAGCCTCGAACGGGCGGCGCAGGGTTTCGGGCCAGGCAGCGAACTTGCGCTCGGAGACCGAATACTTCACATCGATGTATTCCGCCGGGTCGTCACCGTTGCTGGCGATGCGCTGCGCGATGGCGGCCAGTTCACCCTGATCCCAGGACACCGATTTCTTGATCTCGACCGTGATGGAGAGAATCCCATCGGTCAGATGCGTGGTGCCGGTGTCCTTGCCGACGTCGAGCAGCTGCGCGCGGGCGGCGTCGCCGTAGAGGTCATCGAGCGCAGCAGTCAGCTGCTCACGGGCGTGGCCAATGCCACGGTCCATTTCGGCGAGCAGGACGGAGAGTTCCTGCAGCGCCGACTTGGGCAGCGCCTTGATGCGCTCGCGGGTGAGGTCTTCGAGTTGGAGGGGAAGACTGCCGATGTCGAGGACGGTGGCAGTCGGTTGCTGGGTGGCCGCAAGGCCTGAATTAGGATGCCCGAGTGATTGGGTCATAGCCAGATTCCTCTTTCAAGGTCTGGCACGACCGGTGATCAGCACCTCACTGATCGTTGTGTGCCGGTTCGCGCCTTCATCGGGGAAGGCGCTAGATCCGGCGTCGCAAATGCTACCTGGGGCGTAGCATCAAAAATTTTTTCGCGGCGAG